CGCAGATCCTCAGCCGCGACCACGCCGATCTGCTGCTGCGCAACCACTACCACACCCGTGTGATGCGCCTGAACAACGACTTCACCATCGGCGAGGGCACCGCCCGCCGCGTGGCGCAGCAGATCAGCCGCAGCACCGAGCTGCCTGATGCAGATTCTGCATACCGCATCCTCAACGAGAACGGCTTCCCCCGCCTCAACCGCCGCGCCCCCGCCACCGGCCGCGCTCCAGAGCGTCTGCGCAACCTGAGCGAGCTCACCCGTGACATCCTGGGCCGACCCGGCAACGAAGGCATGCCCCGCGCCGCCGCCCAGCGCGAGGCTCGCCGCCTGATTGAGCGCAGACAACGTGGAGCTGATTGAGCGCTACAACCAGCTCCTCCGCACCACCGAGGACGGCACGCTGCGGCTGCTGAACCGCGTCCTCGATCAATCCTTCAACCGCCTGGTGCGCCGCTCTCGCATCTTGATGAGCGCTGGCTATGCAGATCCTGCATCGCGCAACCTGGCGTTGCTCCAAGAGTTCCGGCAACTCGTCCCCGCCTATCGCCCAGACCGCGTCGACGCCTACGACCGCGTGCTTCGCACCCTGCTTGGAGAAGCCAGCACCCGTGGAATCGAGGTCGCGGACAAACTCACCGGTCAAATGGCTCCCGAGCGCCCGCGCCTCGACGTCTCCATCCCCCTGCAAGCCACGGTGGCCGCCGCTGCCCAAGCCAGGGGCTACCTGCGCAAGCACGGTGAGCGCTTCGCCGAAACCTCAGCCGAGGTCGTCGCCGCCGGCATCGCCGAGGGCCGCGCCACCGACGCCATCGTCCAGGACATGCGCCTGCGCCTGGGTGTGGTCAAGTCCCGCGCCGACGTCATTGTCCGCACCGAAGCCCTGCGCGCCTACAACGACGCCTCGAACACCTACTACGCCGCGCAGGGCATCGATCTAGTGCTCTATTACGCCACGGCGGATGACCGCGCCTGCCCCATCTGCGCCCCGAGGGCGGGCAACATCTACCGCCGTCCGGAGATCAAGGTCCCTCTGCACCCGCGTTGCCGCTGTTATCTGGCTCCCTGGGATGCGGACCTAGCTGCCATGGACAAGGACTACGCCGCCACCCGAAGCCGGCACGCCCGCGAAGTCCAACAAGCCCTGGAGCGCTCCCGCATCGAAGGTATTGACCTCAACAAGGCCGCCGTTTTCGAGCAAATCGCTCCGATCCCGCTCTAACCGTCCTCCGTAGCCTGGCTTATACAGCCTGGGCGGACGCGCCCTGCCTGCCATGCCCGCCGCCAAGAAATCCGCCGCTTACGAGAAGGGTCTGCGCGAAGGGCGCGCCGACAAAAACAAGCCCTCCATCGAGATCGAAATCAACCCCGAAGGCGAGGAAGAAGAGGAGATGGGCACCGAAGAAATGGATGCGGCCAAACCCCACTCCCGTAAGCGCAGCGCCAAAAACGCCAAGCACACCACCCCGGCGGCCGACGGCTACGGCATGAAGCAGCCCATGGACGGTGAGTGTGGGTGTGGGGGCAAAAGCCCAAAAGGCAAAGCTTCTTGTGACGGCAACTGCGGCAGCGGCTACGCCAAGAAGATGGACGCCCTGAGCCCCCAGGAGTACCTCGCCGCCTGCGACCTGGGCATCCAGCACCGCTCCCGCGCCTACGTTCGTGCTCGGCTGGACGCCGCTGAGCGCCTGGACCTCAAGTGCGGGGCCGGCTCCATCTCCGAGGGCGAGAAATGCACCAAGGGCACGGCGCAGAAATCCAAAGCGCGCCTGCCCGAAGAAAATATTTCTTCTCAGGCCGCCAAAGAAGCGACCAAGGGTGCGCTCAGTGGTGCTGTCGGTGGTGCCCTCGGCGGCTTGGTCGGCGGTTATTTCGCAGGCAAGAGCCCACTTCAACTTGCTGCATCCACCGCCAAACGTGCTGCAGGCGGAGCTCTGATAGGTGGCGCACTTGGAGCAACAAGCGGCGCAGGTGCAGCGCTCGGTAACCGCGCCGGCAATGCCATCGCCCGTCGCATGGGAGCTCGTCCCAAAGGCCGCCGCGACTCCGTCTACGCCGCTGGCTTCTCCCCCGAGCTCGACCAACTCGCCCTCTGACTCATGGCCCTGACCCCGGCCACCGTCCGCATCGACGCCTGCTGGGAGGGCTACGTCCAAGTCGGCATGAAGCGCAAGGGCAAGCGTGAGGTGCCCAACTGCGTGCCTGCCTCCTCAGGCACCGCCAAACCCCGGGCTCAGAAGGACACCGAGGACGACAAGAAGTACACGAAAGTCGTCACCAACCCCGAGACCGGCCGCAAAAACCGCATCCGCTACGGCGCCAAGGGCTACCGCATCGCCCCCGGCACTGACAAAGGCGACCGCTACTGCGCCCGCTCCTTCGGTGACATGAAATCCGAGGGCTACGACTGCTCTGGCGCTCAGAAAAACACCCCGCTCTGCCTGTCCCGGGCCAAGTGGAAGTGCTCGGGCAAGACCAGCCGCCGCGATGCCGACGGCCTTGCCTGCGGCCAGGGCCATATCTCCCGTGGCAAGACCTGCCATAAGCGCGGCGCCTTTCCCACTGGCAAGGCCATCGCCGCCGGTCTAACCGCCGGTGCCGTCGCCGCCCTGACACTGAAGGGCAGCCGTCAGGCGATCCTGGGCAGCCCTGCAGCATTCCGCCGCACTGCGCAGCGGGCCGTTACCGCGGCCGTCCACAGCGCCACCGCCCCCGAGCCCTCGATGCGCCTGACCCCGAGGGCGTTCAACGAGGCCAAGCGTGCGCTGAAACGCTCCGGTGTCCAAGGTGGTCTGCGCCGGCACAACCTGAGCCTCGAAGCGCTGCGCCGCCGCACCGAGCCCGGTTACCGCAAACCCCGCTTCCCCGAGCGCAAAGACGGCGCCACGCCCCAGTTCATCCCGTCGGCCCACATCGACCCCGCCCGCCAGCGCCGCGACGCTGCGCTGATGCCGGGAAAGTCGCCCGCCTAGCGCGCACAGACGCCCCCGAGGGCGCGGCAGGTAAGCCCTGCGGCGAATCCCACATCCCCAAGTCCCACAAGTGCAGCAAATCCGCTGCAGTCCGGGGTGGATCCGCCCTGCGCACCGCTGCCAAGATTGCCCTCGCTGCCGGTGCCATCGCAGGAGGGGCTGTCATCGCCAAGAAATTCATGTCCATGGAGGAGTGGCGCAACCACCCCGACAACCCACGGAACACCCCCAAGCTCGCCGCCGAGGAGAACCAACGGATCATCGATGATGCCCTGGGCACCGGCCAGAAATGGGACGTCCAGGAGCGCATCAATGCCCGCCGCCTCGCCGACCTCAACACCGAGTGCGGAGGTGGCCTGGGAAAGATCCAAGCCCCGGCGAAATTTGACGCGGCGATCCCCACGCCACGTTGCCAAGCCGGGGCCGGTGCATTCGGCACCTACTTCGTTCACCCCTCCGAGAAATACGGCGTCAAGCTCTTCCGCAACGAAGACGCGGACGCCGATCCGGGCTGGGAATTCGACCGCATGGGCAAGGCGCATGCCGCCGGCGTCAACGTCCCTGAGCCCTTGGCCATCAACTACACCAAGGACGGCACCCACACCCTGACCCTTCGCCACATGAGGGGCTACCGCGAGATCGCCGACGTCTATGGCACCTCTGCGGACCTGAGCAAAGCGCCGTTGATCGTCCGCCTCAAGCTGGCCCGCGAATTCCGCATGCTCCACACCGAAGGCATTGCCCACGGCGACATCCACGGCGGCAACTTCATGGTCAACGAGAAGTCCAAGCGCGTCGCCCTCGTGGACTTCGGCTTCTCCACCCAGATTGATGACGCTCCGCATCGCATCCACAACAAGGATGGCGTTGAAAACTTGATGGCCGACCTCGTGCGCCTACCCGAGTACTTCGGTCTGCGCTCCTTCACCCGGGACTACCAAGGCGTCCTGTCGAACATCACAACCCAGGCCAAGGACTACAACCGCTCCTGGGACAAATACGAGCTCGCCATCAAGCGCTACTACGACGTGCTCGAAGCGGAACTGCTCGACGCGGACCGCCGCCCCCGGTCTCGCTTTGTCAGCGGAGCCGACCAGCCGCGCATCCCCGGCATCACGCGCGCCGTGCTCACCGCCAACGCCAACACCTTCCAGCGTGGCGTGATGGAACAGGTCGCCCAACAGCAACCGAGCTTGTTTAAGCAAGGTGCCAAGAACCTCGGCCTCAAGCC